CCAAAGAGCCGCACCTTAGCGATGCTCGTTATCTGTTCCGCGTCAAGTGGGCCGATACGGACGTTGCCGAGGCGATGTTCCCTGATCGAAAAGACGTACTGCAGCGCACTGCCCGACACTCCGATCTGAATTTTTTTGAGGACGATGATGATTTCAATTTCACCAGTCTGTACGCAGACCATCGCAGTTCTCACCCTGTCTTTGCCCGAGGCCGAAGTTTCCTAGATACGAGTTTCAATATCGGAAACCGGCGGCGTAGGAATAAGCTGATCGAGTGTTGGTATAGGAAGCCGGTCAACGGGCAATTTCTTCGCAGTAAACCCCACGCATTGATGATGCCGGAATTGCTCGATCAACTGGATCGCGTCAACGGTACGCCGTTTGACGGATCTGACGAGAACCAGCAATTTCTCATCGACGGTGGCCTGGCGTCCGTATTCGATGCGGTGGAAATGCAGGTATGGGTGGCGATATGGACCGGCGATCACTTCCTGCAAAACGTCAAGAGCCCCTACCAGCACAACCGATTTCCGTTCACGCCAATTTGGGCCTATCGCCGCGACCGTGACGGTATGCCGTATGGCCCGATTCGCAACATGCGCGATGCTCAGGAAGATCTGAACAAGCGCAGATCCAAAGCCCTGTTTATCCTCTCCACCAACCAACTCATCGGTGACGAGGATGCGTTCGAGGATTGGGAAGAAGCCATTGACGAGGCCGCGCGGCCCGATGGTGTGCTGAAACATAAACGCGGGGCCACCTTTGAAATCAATCGCAATATCGACCTGGCTGCCGAACACGTTCAGCTAATGAATGACGATATTAGCTTTTTGGAAAGCGCCTCTGGCGTAACGGAGGAAAATCTTGGCGAGGTAACTAACACCAACTCAGGCACCGCAATCAATTTGAGGCAAACACAAGGCAGTGTGGTCACTGCCTTGCTGTTTGACAATCTGAGAGAAAGCATACAACTGCAGGGAGAACTTGAACTTTCCCTCATTGAACAATTCTACGCCGAGCCCAAAATGGTGCGTATCGTGGACGATAACGGCCAAAGTGAATTTATGGGCATCAATCAGCGCCAGCAAGACGATCAGGGTCAACTGAGCGTAATGAACCCGATTACCGAGTCGCAGGCTGATTTCATTGTCGATACACAGGATTTCCGCGAAACAATACGCCTCGCCATGTTCGATCAGCTCATGGATATGACGCAAAAACTCGATCCACAGGTCACGATGCAGATTCTTGACCTGATTATTGATCTTTCCGATCTGCCTGGTAAGGATGAAATTGTCAGGCGCATCCGAAAGATTAACGGCATGACCGATCCGGATGATCCAAACCGCGAGGAAATAGAGGCCGCAGCAGCCGAGCAGGATCAAGAGGACAAGGACCGCGAGGATCGTGGCACTGACGCCAAGACTCGCAAGGATGAGTCAATGGCCGATAAGGTGCTGGCCGAGGCGGCTGGCGCTCGCGCTGATACGGTACAGGCCGCGCTTGAAATTGTGGCCGCCCTGAAAGGCGATAAGAATTTGGCGCAAGCTGTCGATATTATGATGGCTTCCGTACAATCCGATGGATCTGACACGGCGTTACAGGCGACATTGCCCGGCCCGCCGAATCAGACCCTTGAAATAGACACGCCGTTTCTTGATGAAACGGATACTCAGCAATAGCTTCGCAGGAGTGAAGGAGTAAAAAGATGGGAACTGAAAACACAGCGGCAGCAGCCGCAGACACGCCAACCGATGAGGATTTGGCGAACTCAAAGCCCGGACTTTCCGATGAGGAAAAGGCCGCACTGAGCGCCGAGGACGATCAAGCCGGCGACGGTGACAAAGGCGATGAAGCAAAAGACGCAGCTACCCCTCCCCAGGGTGCGACGGACGCCGATTCAACTGACGACGCCGCCGCCGGCGCTTCGGCTAAAGATATCCCTCGCGGCAGCGCGGCTAATCTTGAACTGCATCCGACCCGGAATATAGATATGGCAGCTATCGGGCAACGCATTGCCGATCTCGATGCCGTACAGGTGGATCTGGATAAGAAATACGACGATGAGGACTTGGACGCCAAGGAATACCTTGCTCAGTCCCGACTCATCACTCAAGAGCAAGGCGATCTAACCGCTGATGTGCGTGAGGCGCAGTTTGCGGCCAACGCCACCAAGAGCTTTGCTGCAACCGATTGGCAGCGATCTGTCAATGATTTCGTGTCAACCAACGATGAGTTTCAGACTGGCATCATGCAAGGCGCGCTCAATGCGGCTCTGAATGAGCTGTATGCCGACAACAAGAACATCGGATCTTCGCACAACTGGTATCTGCAAACCGCCGCCAACGCCGTGCGCGATCAGATTACGCCCGCGCAAGCTGCCGCTGATAATCCAAGTGACAAGGATCCGAATAAAACTGCCGTGGCTGCCGCGAAAGCCGCTGCCAACAAGGCCGCCGATGCAAAAGGCAAGCTGCCGAAAACACTGGCCGATGTGTCGGTTTCTGACGATGCCGGGACTTCCAAGGATAAATTTGCTGATATAGACGGTATGAGCGGCATTGAACTGGAAGCCGCCTTGGCAAATATGACGCCGGATCAGGAACAAGAGTATTTGCGGGCCGAATGATGGCTCACAGTTTTGTTACAGAAATGAAAACAGGCATGACCCTGCAGATTGATTTTGCAGGCGTAGTACCGGGCCTTTTGAATGGCGAGGGCATAGTTAATTTAACCCTTCGTCACAAAAAAGGTCGGTCTGCTCGCTTTGAAGTTGTCGCAGATGAGAGGGTGTCGATAGACAAATACACCCCTAATGGTGTAAAACTCGCAGGCGAACAGTAAGACAATTTTGGTGTTGTGGGTCGCAGGAGTGACTGAACACTTCCAATTACCGGAGGTAGTTACTCATGGCGCGCACAATCATAGGATTAAACGATCCTAAAGCCGTAAAAAGATTCAGTGCGTTTCTGGCCGTCGATACCGCTCGTATCAGTTATTTCAACCGCAAGTTCATGGGTGTTGGCCCCGAGTCAGGGATGCCGATTCAAATGCTTCCGGAGCTTGAGAATGACGCTGGCGAGCAAATAACTTTTGATCTGATCATGCAGCTTCGGCAGCAACCGATTGAAGGCGATGACGTACAGGAAGGCACCGAAGAAGATCTCAAGTTCTACACTGATCAGGTTTATATAGATCAGATGCGCGGCGGCGTTAATGTCGGCGGTAGAATGACGAGAAAAAGAACAATTCACGACTTGCGACGGATCTCTCGTCGCAGACAGTCGGAGTGGTGGGGCCGGGTATTCGATGAGTTGTTTTTCATCTACCTTTCCGGCGAACGCGGCGAGAACACCGAGTTCATTTTCCCAACCAGTTATGCCGGGTTTGCGAACAACCCGCTGCAGACTCCCGACGCGGATCACCGGCTCTACGGTGGTGACGCAACCAGCAAGGCGACAGTTGACGCCGCTGACATAATGGACACTGACGTTATCGACCGGGCCAAAACCCGAGCGGTGATGATGGGTGGTGGTACGCAAGGCACCCCGCAGATTCAGCCCGTTATGATCGACGGTGAGGAACACTACGTTCTTCTAATGTCGCCGTGGCAGGAGTTCGATCTCCGCACCGCTGCTGGCGCATCCAACTGGCTTGAAATCCAGAAGGCTGCCGCTACCGCCGAGGGTCGCAAGTCGCCAATTTTCAAGGGCGGCCTTGGGATGCACAATAATGTCGTACTTCAAAGTCATAAAGGAGTGCTTCGTTTTACAGACTACGGTTCCGGAACTGACGTACCGGCAGCAAGAGCCCTGTTCATGGGCGCTCAAGCTGGCGTTTGCGCGTTTGGTTCACCAGGCACCGGGCTCCGTTTCGACTGGCACGAAGAAAGCCGCGATAACGGTAATCAGGTGGTAATTTCGACTTCCTCAATCTTCGGAATGAAGAAAACGAGATTCACCATCGAAGGCACAGCGAAGGACTTTGGCATCTTGGCGGTTGACACCGCTGCTGCTGATCCTGCTCCTGTAACTTAATTGAGAGGACGATATGGCTACTAAAGAAACAGTAATGGCTTCAAAATCGGGCCTTGCGATTGCGTCAGCTCAGGCAGGACAGGTCACGGTTCAACGTGGTTCTTACCTCTTGACAGCCGTAGATGCGGTAGATTCGACGCTGCAACTGCGTATGGTCAAGCTGCCTGCTCAGCACAGGATTGTCGATCTTTACCTCGACAATGACAGTGTTGATACCTCAACGGGTGCCGCCATTGATATTGGCATCGAGGATTCTGTTCAGGATCCTTCCGACACCACCAGCCTGTTGTTGTTTGGCACTGCGATTGATGTGCAGACAGACGCTAATCAGCAGGTAGTAATGTCGGCAGCCGCCGCGCTGTATGCCGCAGTGGACTACGACAGGTACGTTGTCGTGACGTTTGAGACAGTCGCAACAACTGGCGAGATTGGTTACATTGCAGTGACCTTGATCTCGCGGCCGGAACTCGGTTCGCAGTTCGACGGTAACGCTAGTTAATCTAAGTTAGCCCGCCCCATCCGGGGCGGGCGCTTATAGCCTGGGGAGGGCAATGATATGCTGATTGAGTGTAGACAGCGCCGTGATGCACGGCCCAACAAACGTGTCGGTCGTAAAGACCTAGACTTGGGCAGTAAGTCCAAGGTTCACGGTAAAAAATACTGGTTCAGGCCGCAACCGGATCTCATTACCAATGGTGGGGATCCGCTCGCGCATGTGTGCGTGGTTGATGATCCAAAGGCCATTGCCCGCTATTTGTCGATAGCCGAGGGTTATAACGAATTTGGCAAGCCGCCTCGCGTAGCGAAGGAAGGCGATAGCTTTGCGACTGGCGGCCAGCCAGCGGTCGAAACGGTTTTACTGGACGATGGCGACAGTCTTGGTAAGGGTGATTCCGAACCATTTACCTCAGATCCACTCAAGCGCGCCCGCGAGCTGCAGGCCGAGTGGACACAGGATATGCTCGACCGGTCGGTGCATGATATCGTTAAGAACGTGCCGGGTCTGGATGATAGTGAGGTAGCGTTACTCTTTAACGGAGAGAAGAAGGGCCAGCAACGATCCGAGCTGTTATCCGCTTTGGATCCTGCTTTTGTTGCACCAGGGGAGACAGCAGAAATTTCTTTGGAGTAGTGAATGTCGGTCACTGGCGAACTGAAACCACCCTTTACGCTTGAACAACTTGCCACCGTCTTTCGCCAGCGCGTTGATGATTTGCCGGGTGATATTGTCGATCAGGCTACCGCGTGGCAGAACGATGATGATGGCCTGCTGTGGAAGAACGCCGAAATTTGCGGCTATGCAGATGAGGCGCAAACCGAAGTAGTGCGCCGCACTGGCGGCATCCTAGATCAGCACACAAACGTCGGCATCAATCACATTACCGTAGCCGCCGGGGTGCAGGGCTACGCCTACGACAAACGCATCCTTAAAATCGACCGCATGAAATTTGTCGAGGACGCGACCGGCGACGAATATGTTGTCACCAAAAGAGCGCCGCGCTGGATGGACGATCACCACCGAGAGTGGGATCTTGAGGGCAATGCGACCGGACAGGGCATTGTTGAATACTACGTCGAGTTCACCGAAGAAAAACAATTTAGACTCTGGCGAGTGCCAAGTGTCGCCGGCACCCTTCACCTGACCACCTACCGATTACCGGTCAACCGACTGTCTTGGACGTTGCGTAACAAGTTGCTGGAAGTACGCGACGAGTATCAATACGATATGTTGGATTGGATGATGTTTCGTGCCTACCTGAAACGCGATGCGGAAACTGAGAACCCCGAGCTTGCAGGCATCCACAAGAGTCTATTTGATGAGCGAATTGGAGAACGACCCTCTGCAGACCTTGAATCGTTAAGGCGCAGAGAACATAAATTGGGCCGCCGAGTAACCACACATTTTTTCTAGGAGATAGTAATGCCAAAATTACGACAAACCGTAAATGCCACTCTCGTTAAAACAGTCACCGCCGATCTTGCCAGTATTGATTCGATCCTCTCGATCACGACCAGCATCACTGTACCGGGCGCAAAAGCCGGCAATATGTACTTGGTCGCAATGGCTAATGCCGACCTCAATGCCGGCCTGGTGATTCAGAATCCCATCTTTTGCGAGGTTGACGGTACGTTGCTGGTTCGCGTAATAAATGCGACCGCTGGCGCGCTCAATCCCGGTGCTGCGGATATGCACGTTATCGGCCTGTAGGATTACCAGCATGACCAGCAAGGTTGGTGCAGTCGCAATACTGCTCTCGCTTGGCGCTCTAGCGGGAGCGGCGACTGCGACCAAAACCTTTTGGGACGATTACGGCTGGATCATCGCGGAGCAATACCGCGAAGATCACATGAACGCCGTGTCAGCTCAGCAGATTGAGGACGTTGTGGATCTGCTCGGGGATCTGAAAGAGTCTCAGGACCGCAATCACGAACATTGGGAGTGCGACGAGCTGGACGAAGAAATTCCCGAACTGGAACTGAGGCTGCTAGAGGCCGGCACCAATGCGGAGAAGGTTGCAATCGGCCGCGCTTTGGAGAAAAAGCGCGAGCTATGGGACGAGCTGGATTGCAAACGCTTCACTGATCTGGATTAGCTCATGGCCCTGCGTGTAATTGAAGGCTTTGAGCAATACACGATAGGCAACTCAATCGAGTTGACACGCGGCGGTTGGAGTTCTAATTCCTTAATCACCAACATATCATTCGTCCTGAAAGCCGGTCGCCATGCTGGTGGGCAGGCGCTTGAGGTTGGCGGTAATGGCATCAATCTTTGGCACAATGTTCCTGCAACCGATGTGTTCACTTGTGGCTTTGCCTACCGAACGGTAGATTCCGGTCCTGACGGCACGATTATGATGTACTTCCGGAATAACCTGATTGATCATTTGCGCCTGTCCCTTACCGCTGCCGGCGAACTCAGGCTGGACAGGGGAACCACGCAAATTGATGTCACCAGTGGACTAGGAATCGCTCAGGGCGAATGGCACTACTATGAGATCAATGCCACGATCCACAACAGCGCCGGCGCTTACGATGTTCACGTAGATGGGGCTCAGGTCTTTAGCGACACCGGCGTTGACACGCAAAATGGCGGCGCGGCCCAGGTGGATAACTTTGAGTTGGCGGGTGACGCGCTACTAGACCCTGAATTTGACGATATTTATTTTCTCGATGATGCCGGCAGTGATAACACCGGACTGCTTGGCGATTGCCGTGTCGAGACAGTGTTTCCAGATGCGCTTGGCAACGAGAATGACTTCACGGCATCGCCGGCAGTTGACCAACACCTGAACGTGGACGATGGTGTAACGCCGGATGATGACACGACCTACAACCATTCGGCTACCGCGACCGACAGAGAGCTGTACGGGTTTGCCGCACTGGCCGGTAGCGTTGGCACGATATTTGGCGTCGATGCAAAGATGCTGGTGCGAAAAGAGGATGCCGGTTTTCGTGAGGTTCGGGTGATTGCTCGTAGCAATGTAACCGAAGTCGAATCAGTAAATCTGACGCTCGGCATTGAGTACGCTTACAAAAACAATATCTTTGAGAATGACCCGAATGGTGGGACAGATTGGGACGAGGCCGCTGTCAATGCGGCACAGTTCGGCCTAGACCTGCAGACCTAGCGCCGTGACGCAGTACACGGAAACCGCGTGGGGATCATCGGACGGTGTATACCCGACTTCCGTTCTTACTAAGCGGTGGGTAACTACCGGCGAAACCGTTGTCGCCTGCGCTGCCAACTCTGAGGCAGAAGATAACTTTACCTTTGAGCATGATTGGTCTGCCTCTGCTCGCCGCCTTAACTCCCTTGATGCTATCGACGGTGATGCTAACCGCGACGATATAGAACTGCTGGCACGTTTTCAGTTGAATGAAAATGCGACCGATAATTTTTACGCATTAACTGGTCGTGGCAGTGGCGCTGCAGCAAGTGAAACCGGTTACGTCGCTTCTGTATTTGAAGCTGGCGTACAACAGTTGCGACTGCAAATTGTCAAATATGATGCCGGTACTCCCGCCGTCTTGGTCCTTGGACTACCGGACATAATTGCTAATTACGTGACTGGCGAATGGCTGTACTTCCGGTTCCGCATCAACGGATCAGACCTCAAAGCAAAGCTATGGCGGATCGCTGACGACGAACCTTCTGCCTGGTCCGTTGAGACAACGAATGGCGATATCACCGCAGCAGGTTGGGGAGGAATTTCAAACTTTGTAAGTACCGGCCTGTGCGAAACCGATCTTCTCAGTATCGGTACAAACGGTGACGCTGCACCGCTGCAAGTTGGTGACACTTCTGATCCCATCAGAATCACTGCTGCTTACGCGGCTGCGATCTACACAGACGATACGACGCCGGTAAGGATCTCGTCGGCCTACGCGGCTGCGATCTACACAGACGATACGACGCCGGTAAGGATCTCGGCGGCCTACGTGGCAGTGCTTTATGCGCCGGCAACCGACACACCGGTTGTCAGCGATCACCAGATACCGATTGAATGGGGGGCGGGGGTTGCCTCTGACCACCTGATACCCGCTGAATGGGACGGTCGATTCAATGTCGATTTTGTTATTCCGGCAGAGTGGGTAGCGACCGTTGAGTTTGACAGCCTGATACCCGTTGAGTGGGGTTTGCAAGTCGCCGGCGACCACCAAATTCCGATAGAAGTGGGCGCTGGCATAGCGTCCGATCACCTGTCACCGATAGAGTGGACTGTCGGCATCGACTCCGACCACCAGATACCGTATCTCAATGACGGTGCGATGAACTCCCCCCACATCATTCCGATTGAGTGGGTCGCTGATATGCCGGTAAGCGATCACCTGATTCCTACTGAGTGGGGCTTAGAGATCGACAGCGATCATCTGATCCCGATTGAATGGGGCGCCGGGATTAACAGCGATCACGAAATTCCCTACCTCAACGATGGGGCTATGGCCTCGGATCAAATCATTCCGGTTGAGTGGGTGGCAACCGTTGCGCTCGATCATGTAATCCCCGTTGAGTGGACAATCGGACTCCCCAATTCCGACCATCAGGTTCCGGTCGATTGGGGCGGTGGCCTCGCCTCTGACCACCAGAGTCCGATTGAATGGACGGTCGGCATTGATAGCGACCATGAGATTCCGTACCTGAACGATGGTTCTATGGGCTCGGACCAGATCATTCCGGCTGAATGGATTGCAACCGTTGCGTTCGATAGCCTGGTGCCGGTCGAGTGGGGGCTTGAGCTTTCACATGACAGCATCATCCCGGTCGAGTGGTTTGCTCAACTGTCTATTGATTATCAGGTGCCTATCGAGTGGGGCGAAAGAGCCGACCGCTCCAAGAAGATCCCCAAGGAACACCCTCGAAAATATAGATTAGATTTCGAGATCCCGATTGAGTGGGATGGTGGTGTCGGTGATATGGACTCCGACCACCAGATCCACATTGATTGGCGTGGTCCGATATCCAGCGATCACCAGATCCACATTGACTGGTCCGGGTTTATTGCCGGCGACCACATCATTCCGATTGAGTGGCAAACGCTGCTACCGGATAACGACAGCATCATTCCGATTGAGTGGCAGCTTGGGCAGGGTCCGTTTGACTTCCAGATACCCGCTGAGTGGGGCGCTGGTGTCTCCGCTGACAACGAGATCCCGATTATGTGGTCCGGGTTTATCGGCGCAGACCAGATCATTCCCGTTGAATGGGTGCTGAACTTCGCGCTGGATAACCAGATACCCGCTGAGTGGCAGCTCGAAATACCAGACGCCGACTACCAGATACCGATTGAATGGGGCGAGGGCATAGAGCCTATCGCCCACGACAGCATCATTCCGATTGAGTGGAAGTCTTTCATCGACGCAGACCACGGCGTACCGGTTGAGTGGGTTGCGGAGTTTGGAGAGAACCAGACCATCCCGGTCGAATGGGCGCTTAATTTCGCACTGCAGCACCAGATACCGGTCGAGTGGGGCCAAGGCAGTTTAATCGGCATTGAGATCCCTGCCGAATGGGCTGGCGGGATTATGGCCGGGCAGACCATCCCGGTTGAGTGGCTTGTCGCTACCGATCCAGTCACCGCAGATTTCGTGATACCGATAGAGTGGCTACAAGGCTTGGCTGCCGACAGTCAGATCCCGGTCGATAACGTAGTGGCGCTTCTCCGGATCACCAGCGTAATTCCGCTTGAGTGGCGTCTTATTGGCTTCCATCCGTTCGTGGATCATCGCTTTGACTGTCTGATTTGGGCGGCTGATTGCGCGCCTACGATATTCGTTGCCGAAGCGTCACCGACGCGCTGGATAGCCGATGAAAAAGAGGTATTTCAAAGCTACGCATCCCGAGAAATAGCTCGCGCCGAGCCTGCAACTACACTGTGGACAGCCTGCAAAAGCGACACTGGTTGGCGAGCCGCAAGAGACACCGGCAGGACTTGGGTTGCCGACGATCCGCGTACATGGATTGCAGAACCCGGACCAACTCGCTGGACTAGCGATGCTTGGCCGGTTTAGTATCGGGCCTGACCTGGGGAGGCCGATTCTTAACGGAAACTCAGGCTATGAAATAGCGTTCCCTATCTGATGATTACCAAAATTGCCGGGTGTTGGGACACGCTCATGCTCCCTTCCCCGTTAGTGGAATACAAAAGTCGCTGGAAGTTCCTAGTAATGGGCTTTGAGTTGGACGGTATTTACATGGCTCCGGTGACGGGGGAGAAACGGGTTATAGAAGTGGATGATGTTATGGATGCAGTCACGGCGAATCCTGAACTGATCCCCGTATTGGTAGACGAGTGCTCGCCCAATCGACTTCATACGTTTGAACACCCGCAAGATGCCCTATACATATTCGGTCGTACCGGCATGAGTTTCTTCGGTGGATGGGAAGGGGAATCGGTTAGCATCGAGCCCCCCGGCGAACTGACTTCTTACCTTCAACCAGACCAGGCGGCGGCGATTGTTCTCTATGACCGGATGAGAAAGTCATGGCAATAACGCTCAACGACAACAGACAGCTTATTGATGAGGCTGATGGACTCACTGACTGGACTGGTCACGACGCTACTGATACCACTGATCCAGTGCCTATTGAGGCTTCAAATTGGGTGGGAGCCAATGTCGGCGCAGAGATATTCGTCGGCTATCACACGATAGCTGCAACCGACCTGAGTGACGCTGTGATCTATGCTTGGGTATTTTCACGCCTCTCCCTGGGTGATACGGATGATGCAAACGGTGGCTTGATGATCATGCTGGCAGATGCCACGCCAGATCGCATAGGCTACAAAGTGAACGGGGCGGATTTAGCCGCCTTTCGTCACGATGAAGGGCCGACCGGTTGGCAGTGTCCAGCTCTGGACACAACAAGTCTCCCCGCATCGCCCCTTGTAGACGCAGGGGACGCGGGAAATATCGACCTAGTGAATATCGTAGAGGTCGGAACGATTGTAAACAGCTTGGTAGCCGCGCCGGGAATGAACCCGACCTATAACGTGGACATCATGCGGTACTTGGACGTTGCCGAAAGTGGTATCGACGGTTGTGCTGCTGACATTGTTGGCGGGACAGAGGGTGATCCCGGCATATTTTCAGAGATAGCTGTTGCAGATAGAGCCATTGGCGACTTGCAAGCACACGGTCTGGTAAGGCAGCTTGCTGCCGGGGTGGTCGGTTGTCAGGGGCCGCTTCGCTTTGGCAATGCCACAGGTACGGCTGCCTCATGGTTTGAAGATTCCAACGGCACGATGGTATTCGAGGGCCGCGGATTCCGAACGGATCTCTACAAGATTTTCATAACCGATAACGGCACAGGTACAACGACTTTTAGACTGCACGGCTATGCCCTCATCGCACCTACGGGTGTCGGTGCGGAGTTCGATGCGGATACCGACACAGACGTAACCGATGTGGTGTTCGACAATGGCTGTCGAATCGCTGGCTACATCGGCGGTATCGGGCTGCAATCAGGACACATCTGTACGGACAGCATCATCACGGACAGTGGACAGGTTCGGGCGAATGGAGCCACCATGAACGGCTCGTCTGTCTTAGCGTCTACCGTCGCGGCTGATGTTGGCGCGTTGGAGTGGGACGTAGCCACCGAGCCGGATGGTTTGCTCGATGATATGACGTTTGAGATGGGAGCTGCCGACCATCACGCAATCGACTTCGGCACGGCCTTCGATTCATCATTGGTTTCGGTCACGATTAGAGGCGCTGCCTTCAACGGCTTTGGCGCGGTTGACGATGCCGACGCTTCGACGCTTCGCTTCTTGGCAGGCAGCGGCAATCTCACGCTTAACCTGATCGACTGCACGGTAGACGGTGTAAGCCCGGTTGCCAGTGGCGGTGGTCAAAACTTTAGTGTTGACGATGCTGCAGGCATGACCGTGACAGTAGTGGTCGCCCCTGTTACGTTGCTGATAAGTGCTACGGACGAGGCAGACTTACAGCCAATTCAGGACGTACAGACTTCGATTCACCTGGCAGCTTCGCCATTTACGGAGCTGATGAACGAGGATACGACAGCAGGCGGCTTGGCTTCTGAGTCCTATGCAGGATCAACGCCAGTCGATATTGTCTGGAAAACACGAAAGTCGGATGAGCTTGATGATCCGAGATATTTTGCACAATCAGGACTTGGGGAGATAACCAGCGATGGTTTCACGCTGGCCGTATTGATGAAAGAGAACATAATTATTCCATAACTGAGGACTAGCAAATGTCTGACACAATTCTTGCCGGCGATCTGACCGTCTACTACCTTGACGATAATCGTCGCAAACAAATTCGCTGGACTGGCTCACCGCTCAAGACCGCCAGCCAAAAGCAGATTGACGTTTACAGTGCGGCAGAGGATCTGTTCACCCTGCCGACACAGCAAAACGATGGCCTGATCTACTCGGCAGAAACACCGGGCGAATACACCATTGGCATTATTGACGCTGGCGATCTTGAGCCGTGGTTTATCGACTTCAATACCATGCAGCACATCATTGGCGACTTCGCTAACTTTACCGGCTGTGCGCTGAAAACGAGTGGTTGGACGCGAGTGCTGCCCGCTGATGGTACTGAGAATATCGGCATACTGGTTGTTCCCGTTGACTCTGGCGGCGCTATTGTCGAGGGCGATATCGGATTTGATATTGTCCACGCCTCGGGCGATGCAGGAACGCTGCTTGATGTTGTTATCACTGGTGGCGCAACTGATTACCTTTGGGTCCGTCCAGACACAAACTTGCTGGTAGACGATTTCAACACGGCATCTGGCAACCTGACCGCTAATGCTCACATATCGGTACAGGCAGCGATTGGTCATACCGGCGAAATGGTGTGGGGCAATGTGTTCTCGCAGGGCGCGCTGGTCAGCGACACTCATATCTTTATTTTCAAAGATGGCGTGAAGGTAACGGGAGTTCAGGACACTGATAACGATTTCTGGCCTGACGGACAAGTGGATCGACCTATCCCGATTACCGACTACCAGACTACCGCGTTCCCGATTATTGACTTGGCCTTTTTGACGGTCAAAGCCAACCAGTACGGCAGCAAATACACCAACGCCGTTATCCGAATGAACAGTGCTTCGGGCGGTAACGTGTCGGCTGGCCTGTCCTCGGGCAACGACATTACCAACACGACTGGCTATGCCTCGATCACGGTCGCCGGCGGTACGGGTAACTTCACGGTTGGCGATGAGATTAGCGGCGATGTTTCCACTGCAAGAGCGATCATCACGCAGATTGACAACCCCGGTGCAACAGCCACGTATCACTACTATCTGGTAGGCGATCCGCTAACCGACTTCAACGGATCGGAAGCGATTACCAACGAGGACGATACGGGTGCGGCCACCAGCTCGGGCGCAGTAGCAGCACAAGGCCCGGCGCTGACAACGTGGTTCGACGGTAATGCGTTCCCGACCTACGCTTTCACCAGCACACCGACTGACGTTGACGACGATGGCAACACGGAAGAATACGGCATCGAGATCAATCTTCTGGCGGCCTCGCTGGCGCAAATGCACGAATACAATAAGTTCGCGCAGATGCGGGGCAGTGTTCTTGATCACGATGGTCTGGATGGTGAGGAATGGATCGGCATTGATTTTGCAATAAACTTCGCAACCATCAGCGGCACCGTGGCAGAGGGCGCGGTCGTAACGGGCGCAACGTCCGGGGCGACTGGCGTAGTCGTGTCGAATCCCGGTGGCACTAACGATACGGCGCTGATTAGAAACACTCGCGGCGAGTTTGTTGACGGTGAACGCATCTTTGAAAACGATGGTACGGATGAGTTCGATGCCGCAAGCCTGTTGGTGGATATCATTACGCCTGTGGCCGAATCGTCATTCGGTACGCTGGCCGGCACCAGCTTCTTCTTCTCTCGCGGTGTTGTGCCACTCAATTACAAGGGCGCGGAGGAAAACCTGTGGTCAACCATCGACGCCGCCGGCGGCCCGAGATCGAGGCCGACAACGATCACCATGCAGATTTTGAATCTGCTGCAGTTCGATTACGCGAGCTGCTCAAGGCTACTCATTGCCGGCGGTGCAATCAACAAGGTTGAATACTCGGCAACGGGTGGCGAGGCGATTGGCGATGCCACGCTTACGGTTGACGGTACGATTGCAGCCGATGTACCCGGTAAGACTACTGGCGGCCACTTCACGCTGCGAGACAAGGACGACAACGACCGCGAATATGTGATTCGGTACTCGTCCTACGATGCTGTAACAGGAGTAATCACGCTTGCCAATGTGGTGATCGCATCTGCAACCGCAGCCACGGAAACCACCATTCAGCAAGTCGGTGCGTTTGCGACCGCCCTGGTTGGCGATCTGGTGGTGAATGAGGGCAACGGCCACAATGGTCATTCCTACATATCGCAGATCGTGGACGATGATAACTGCGTCATTAACCCGCCGATTACAGACCAGACAACCGGCGATGCTATCGAGCTGAACGCTTGCCCGATTGTGGTCAACACGCTTGACGATGTGTTCTTCTTCATCGTGTTTGAGTTCAAGGAAGCTAACGGATTAGCGTCCGGATCAATGGTCTATCTCGGAGACATTGAGGCTCGCGTCGTGGTCAGAAACACAAGCGATGCAGCAATCAAGATCAAGGGCTATACGGCTGACGTACAGATCAGCACCACAGGTGGTGTCGCTAGTGCCACGCGCATCGAAAACACGGTATATGCCTGATGAAAGATAGACGAGTTGAGCCCGAGGTATTTATTGAGGGCGTCGATGTAATTATTCGGCTGGATTTGGGTAAGCATAAGGAAATGCTTACTCAGACCACGACTGAAATGCACTCGTTTCGTGAAGCTGCGGCGCACGAAAGCAAGAGGAAGCGGCATTACTATCGGTTGATTGGTGGCGGCAAGTACGACGATGATGCGCTGGAACGGTCGGTAGTCCAAATTCGTCAAAACATTGTGCATCTGACTCGCAAAGCGGAAGCCGCGCAGGAAAAGATCGAACACCATACGTTGATTGTTGACACGCTGACTGCGAACTTAGAGAAGTACGAACGCCGCTTTGCTCAGCTCAATGGTAACGGACAGCTATGCCCCTCGTTATAGACAGTTTCAATAAGCTGCTACTCATTACCAGCCCGGACACTTCTGTTTCTTTACAGGTGATAAGCGACTTCATTGAGGATTTCTTGGCGAGTCCGGTTGGCATGGTCAACGATGGTGTGTGGCCGGGGTTCGCTGGTCAAGGCGATATTCAGAAGCCAGAGGGTAAGATCGAAGATATTGCCAACCCCGGCATATTCTCGCAGATCATCGTGATCCTGGCCCCGCAATGGCAAATTCAGTTTTGGGGTGGCAGTGGATACACGCGCCTGTTCGGCGGCAAGCTCATTGGCGGCGTGGGTAATGAACCGATGAAGGCGACAGGCACAGCCGGCGATATCACGGTATTGGAAAGCCCGGTCGATGGTGTGACCGTTCTTGTCGGATCCGGATTGGATTCAGCACAGGATCAGAAGCTCACCGACATTGATTCGAGAACGCTATATCACAGCAAGATCATCAACAACGTGAAGGAACTGAGAAAGATAGCGACGAGCTGGTATCTGATTATCTACGACACTGGCGAGGTTTCAGGAGGGTCAGAGATTTTGCGGAAGAAAATGACGGACACCACCGGGGCGGATATCAATGACCTGACCGCTGGCGTACTGGCGGCTGAACTGGAAAGCACGGCATGATGTTTCATTTACAACCCGGCAACGGGCTAGGATTTACCGGTAGCAAGCAAATGGCGTTCGGCCTTGGTGGCTTTGGCGCGATTGTTGACGTAATTACGACTGGTGGCGTGTGGATCGCACATGCTTCCGGTCATGTTTGGAACGCACGACCTGTAGCAACTGCCTGGCAGGCGGTATGCTCAACCTTTAATTGGAAAGCAGATGATTGCTAGGAGAAATGTATGCCTATTGTAGCCGCAGATATCATTGCCTATGGCTCGGCCTCGATGCCTGATGATGATGTAGCAACTGGTATCGGTGGGGCCGAGGATCAGACAATCCGCGTCGTGTTTACCGACATTGTTGCCGACGATACCGTTGAAATCGTTTCCGACGCGGGTGGCGACACCACGCAGACCGTTACGATCTTTGGTCGAAATGCGGCCGGCGAGATAGTTTCTGAGGGCGAAACTCTGGATGGAACCAACGTCCAGACCACCATCCAATCGTTTGAGCGCATCCTCAAGATCGTCATGGACGGTACGGCGGTCGGCAACGTAACGATTCGCAGACAAACCGACGATGCGGAGATAGCTATTCTCGCACCGGGCGAGCTGCAGATCCGCAGGCCGTTTTACAACGCGGCTGCCGAGGCCAGTGGTGGCGCTGAGCGTGACTACTTTGAAAAGATATTCATGGCAAACACGCATGGCTCGCTGACCCTGACCGTAGCAACGGTTGAGGAACAGGCGGACCCAAGCGGAAACGTGGACTTCGATCTGGAATCGTCCCTCGATGGCACTGACAACAACGGTGCCGGCAACCGGCAGACGCAAACCGGCGGCTACAGCTTCGACTCGACAGAGAAGAACGTAGCGAACAGCCAGAACCTTACCGCAGGGGCATCGCAGGGTGTTTGGCTTAGGTTGAAACTGCCGGCCGGCGAGGCATCCGACAACACGACATTCACGCTGCGTGTGAACGGACAGACAACCGCGTAAGGGGAGCGTCATGCCGGATACACTCGACAAACAACCGTCAGAAGATCGCCTTTACGATATGGACTTCTCGCCACGGCTGGCTGTTACGGAATTGCTTAACGCTATCCCAACGATGATTGAGGAAACCGTCGATCAGGATGATGGATCTGTGACAAGCAGCACCGATCTGACATTTGGCACACCGACCATCAGTGGGCAGATCGCACAGTGCCGCATCTCGGGCGGCCTCGATGGTGTGCTGTACAAGGTGACATTCCAGAACGCCGGCACCGACTTCGCTAATCTCGTAGAGGCCGAGGGGTTTCTCTTGGTGCAGGATATTTGATGCCAACTCCAATTAAATTGGAGGGGTGGAAGGATGGCTTGAATACCATTCTGCGCGTCGATTCTTTACCAATTGACGCATTACGGCGTTGTGTAAATTTCGATATTGACGACGCCGGCAAGATATCGAGGCGGCAGGGTTCAAGCAGGATCCACAGCGGCACCATCGTTAAAGGCACACTCTGGTCGAGCGACGATTTCAAACGAACGCTGTTTGTCGAGGCCGGCAGCCTGTGGGAGTTGATTGAACACCCAATCGGCACCTACACGCCGCGTCTGGTGCGTACCGGTGTCGGCACTACGCGCATGAGCTATCTGGATCTCAACGGCAACACCTACTACACCAATGGCGTATTGACTGGCCTGATGCTGGCTGATGGCAACGCTGTAACGTGGGGGATGATTGGCCCAGGTTCACAACCGAATCTGACGCAGGGGATCTCGGGCGATCTGTTTGCCGGCACGTATCAGGTTGCGATTACCTACATTGCCACCAGTGGCGAGGAATCCGGCACTGGCCTTGCAAAGACAATCGAGGTCGTGGCTGATAACAGCTCGATCCTGTTGAGCGACTTCCCGGCCTCACCACCGGGTACGGCGTTTATCCGTGTCTACGTGACACACCGCGACGGTGAAGGCTTGTACCGAATGAGCGACCTTCACCCGGCAGCCACGCACTACGAGATCGACAAGGTTGCCAATACCGCCGCATTTCGTTTGCAGACTCAGTTCGGTATGGCACCGCCGCCGGGAGATATTCTCGAGTACCACAACGGTCGCATCTACATCGCCAACAACAACATTCTTTGGTTTACTGAGCCATTGCGTTACGGGCTGGTGAAGCCGATGAAAGGCTTCCTGCAATTCCCGAAACGCATAACGATTGTCAAGGCGGTGGACGATGGTATCTACGTTTGCTCAGATCGAACATATTGGGTTTCCGGCGTCGATACGCCGCAGTTTCACCAGCGCGAAGTGCTGCCATACGGCGGTGTCTTTGGAACGGGCATCAACATTCCAAACTTCGACGCGGTGGCCTGGTTCTCTAAAAGAGGTATCTGCTTTGGCGGTGAGAACGGAGAAGTATTGAACATCATGCAGGACCGGGTTGCTGTGGCCGAGTACGGCTATGGCACGATGCTCTGGCGTGAACACAAAGGTATTCGACAGATCGTAGCCGATTTGTGGGAGGGCGAGCTGAACACGTATGCAGCCGCCGATTATGTCGCTCTGGAAACAGCTCGGGGCGGCGAATTTATTTAACGAGGTATCAAAATGGCAAACTTGGCCGATTTTATAATTAGACTTTCGGGCGGCGCTTCAAACGTGGACCCATTGCTGTCGCTTGGCGGCGTAATGAGTACCGTAGGTGGTGGCCGTGTTCTTTCACAGTCCGACTCTGGACTCACCATTACCGGTGTCGCAATTGACGATGCAATGGGTAACACCGTGGGCTCTGGCTCTCTGTTCTTTGATCAGAGCGCGAACACGTTGCGCTGGACACCGCCGGGTGGCTCTGCTGGTACGCCAGTTGATGTGACCGGTGATGGTGTGTACGCGATTCAGGGTGGCGGCGATGGCGGCGTACTGCTGGTGACGATTACCAATGCGTCCCTGCCAAGTTCCGACTCGACCAATACCATCGTGATCGCCAACAACGCCGAAGGCATCTTGGACGATGTAACCAAGGCCGAGGCCAAGGCTGGCGAGTTCGATTATCGCGGCCTGTATTTCGAGAACGCGCACACCGCTGACGAAATGACCGACGCTCGGTTTTGGGTGGAGAACAATACGCCGGGACAGGACGTTGTAAACATTGCCGATGGTGACGAAGCCGTTGATGTAGCACTGGAAACGATTGCCGATCAGAACACCGCGCCTTCGGGTCCGGACTTTGACACGGCTAACCCGGTCGATTATGCGTCCGGTATCGTGTTGGCAACACCCTTACTGTTTAGTGAGTTCAAAGGGTGGTGGATCCGACGCAACGTGCCGGCCGATGTATCTGCAGCAGAGGACAACAATACGTTCCGAATTGGCTTCCGAATCTTCGTTTGATGGGGGCGCTTCGTGTCGCATATTTGGTCAGATGGCTTTACTGCCTACGAGTTTCTGTCGGACTTTGATCAGCTCTACACCCGCGAGGGTGTGAGCAACAATCTTCGTCTGGTACAGGATGGTGGGCCTTCCGAGAACGGATCCGTGCGCCTGGGTGGCGTCGATCAGTCGAACTCGGGGTTCTACCGTGACTTAGGCACAAGCATAACGATTGGCTATATAGGCTTCTGGTTCAAGTTCAACGACTTTGATACCACCGATGGGCTTGACGATATGATCTTCAAGCTGTCAGCAACTACAACCGTGCGTATGTCCATGCGGTTAAGTGATGATGGCAGCTTGCAGATCCGCAGAAGCACGACCGGCACGGAGCATTTCGATTCGTCCGACATTACGGATACGATTGATGGTCTGCAGCACTTCCTGTTCCGTGGCACGGAATACAAAATTGAGCTCAAGATCGAGGGAGTCAATAATACTGGCTCCCTTGAGCTTAGGGTCAACGATGAAGTGTGGGGCTTGCTGGACTCGAAAGATTTCGATGGAACCTACGACCGGATCTCGTTTCAGACCGGCTCGACTGGTGAGGGTGCGGATTTTGAGATTAGCGACCTCTATGTGTTTGACGATCAGGGCAGCATCAAAGACAACAAGACGTTTTTGGGCTCCACCTGGGCGATAGAGATTTTGCGTCCGGATGCGGAAACAGCTCAGATTGATTTCACGCCTGAGAGCGGCGTTGATAACTCGGCAATGGTCGATGATGCGCCGCGCAACAATGCCGACGCCGACTGGAACGACAGCACCGGTGACGCACAGATTGATCGCTTGACCAGCACCGATGTACTCGCCGGTGGGCAGGTACACAATGTCTCGGTGATCAATGTCGCCCGGCATACCGGCAGCGCGCAAAACTTTCGAGCGGTAATCTTTGAGGGAGCCACCAGTGGCAACGGTGCCGACGAGACATTGGCTGAAACCTTCCAAGTGTTCATGGAGGATTACGAAACCAATCCAGACACCACCGATCCGTGGACCGTGACAGAAATTGAAGCGGCCGAGTTCGGCTACGAGTCAAGAGCCTAATGGTCGCTCGCGTCACACAAACCTACCTTGAGGTCTTAACGACCAGCGGCGTAGCTCAGACCGGCTACCTCGATGGCGCGTACACGCACGATTACGTGGCCCCGCAAGGCTACCTCGATGGTGAGTATTCAGTTCCGGACATTATCTCGAAAGACGGATTCCTTGGCGGCGAATACGCGCTGCCCGGCACGACCTCGCCAATCGGTTATCTGGATGATGGCTACGCATTGCCAAACGGCCTCGCCAGCACTGGCTATCTGGATGATCAGTACACACTTAATGCTGCCACTGAGCTTAACGGCTTCCTCGACGGTCGATTCGTTCTTGATGCTGCTATTGGACACACCGGATTTGTTGGTGACGAATATGCCATTACCATCTTCGCCTCGCCAACCGGTTTCCTTGACGATAAGTTTGTTCTTCCAGAGTCGGTTAGAGCCACCGGCTATCTCGATGATGGCTACGTGCTTGAATCCGGCTCTGGCCTTGGTGGCTGGCTGGATGATCAGTACACACTAAATTCGCTAACGCAAAAAAGCTCCGTCCTCAGTGATCAATACGCACTGGCGAAAGGGCTGCCGGATGAGTTCAACGGCTCGCTCGATGGTGAGTTCAGCCTGTCCGTTTTCCTCGCTCGCAATGGCTTCCTCGATGTTGAGTTCAAACTACAGATCTTCAAGGTACTCACTGGCTGGACGGACGAGGAATACAACCTACAGATATTTAAGATTTTCAATGGGTTCCTCGATGCTGAGTTTGTTCTCAATGCTTATCTGCCGGCCAATGGCTTCCTCGACAATGAATACGCGCTAAACATTTACACCATTTCGACCGGCTATTTGGGCGGTGAATACGCGCTGATGCAACTGCTGGCCTTGAATGGCTGGCTGGACGAGCAGTACCTACTGGACGCCACCGAAGAAGTGTACGCATGGGTGTCGAATCAAAACACCGGCGCACCAGCGCGCTATGAGAATCACGACTTTCATTCGTTCGCCCGCATTGGCAACGATTACATTGGGGCGAAAACGGATGGGATTTATTTACTTGATGGTAGCGACGACAACGGTACTGACATTGACGCCATCGCATCTACTGGCCGGCTGGATTTTGGTTCGTCAACTTTCAAACGTGTTCTGGCCGCATACCTGAGTCTCGATTCATCTGGACAGACTCATCTGACACTGCGTACCGATGGCAACAAAACAACCGGGCCGTTTAACTTGCGTGTGTCACCAACCGCCGCCCAGGTGGAGCGCACGAAGCTGGTTAAAGGCTTGAAGTCTCGCTATTGGGAGTTCGATCTTGAGAACTTTGAAGGCTCTGACATTGTTCTGGATGAGATCGAGTTCGATGTTGTCGATCTAGGCCATCGTCTGAAACGATGACTTATTCAGGCGAGATCGTCGCCAGCGGGCGCAATTACGGCTACACAATAACGTATGAAGATCCTGTCTTGCGTCCTTACCAGAGAAGGGCCGACAACAGATTAACTTTTATCTTAGAGCAACTCGATCTCGGTTCCGATTCTAACCTTGGCTATACCAAAGTAACGTGGTTGCCTGATAGTTTTGTGCGGATCAGATATCTCAGGATGGAGGGCATCACAGAGCCTATTATTGTTGTCAGAGTGGAATTTCAAGAAGGAATAACCAAAGAGGACATTCAGTTTCAGCACGTATCACAAGCACCGGTTGAGGGAGCCGCTGAGCTGCCGGAGGATCCTAAGTATATCCCCTACGTTTGGATTGGCATTGCCGCCTTCGATCACGAGCGCATTGGCGGTATCGAAGGTAACGCCTCTGCAGAGTTTTGGGGTTATCCGGTGGATCCGCGGTTGGTTGGTTTTGAACCTACTGTCGGTGGCATTGGAGCCCAAAGGGATTTAACGCAATGTGTAGAAAGTTTTCCGGGTAATTTAGTTGCCGATGCGGGTTGGCCCGCCCGAGTTGGCGCGGGGGCTACTGACCGGCAGTTTTTTCAAGTCAATGGCGGGCAGAGCTGGACAATGAACGAGTTCGGCCAGCAACAAGGCACCTTTCAGGATGGCGATTGGTTTATGAGTGACAGGGGAGTATGCCTGGGCAGCGCCAATGGCATGTATGCTTTTGAGAATCTTGACACGATGGTAACAGCGCCGAGGGCGGCCTTTGGCAGTGGCTTCGATTCACTGCCAGAAACTTATTGGCGGCGTTCAATCATCATTCCCGGTAAAAACGTCATCAATTTTCCAGATGGCGAACGCAGTGGAATCTTCGATCTTGGCGGTGGTGTTACAGCAGAGATCAAAGCCACCTATAGCGGCGGCGCGCTCATAGGATCAATCAAGCCAGGTCGCTATGAAATTGGCGCGTTTGCTCAAAGCTATCATTGTGAATCGACCACAGCGCAACTGCATATCCGTGTTGTTTTGGGCGCAAGGGATCCAAGCGGAGGCGACAGCTCCGTTACGGTTGTAGATTATTTTCCAGCCGGCCCCGGCAACACCTGTGAGGCAACCCGAAAACAATTTGTTCGCGTATGCAGCTTGGGTGGCAACCCTACGTGTGGGCTCAACGCCGGCAACCCGGATGATAATGTGTTCGGCCCGAACGATGGTGATTCCGGCTGGTGGAGCAGCTCTATCTTTATAAATGCGGAGGTAGGTTCCAGTAACGTCGAGGGGGCCAAAAGGGACGCACCGTATTTCGGCACCGGTTGTGTGGCGGCCCGACAAAACGGCTGCGGCGACGAGCAATGTGTCGGTGGCTGCGTCGGCGGCGACATAACGGCACCGGCCCACAGTCTTGATTATCCGGCCAGCCCTTTAATTGATTTTACCGGTGGTGGATCCGATGGTTCAGGCGGCATCGTCCAGTTTGTCGATGGTCGGTTTGGTGTCTTATGGCACATGGCTAGGGTTGTGCAGGTCGATATTACGACCAAGCACATTTGCTTCATCCAACTGATCGGCAATGATGGCGCGCAGGGAGGAAGCTGCCCGGAGTGCCAGGCGTTTAGCTATGGCACGATGATGCGAGCCAGAGGCTATAACGGTCTGAGTGAACTAGGCGTCGATATTTCGGATCAACCAATAGGGACGTTTGGTGTTGGTCAACTGGTCACGGTCATAGGCGTAACCAATGTACCCACAGAGCAATGCCAGCAAATAACGTCCGACTGGCGGTTGATCGTCACCGATCCTCACGGTGCTGGACAGGATTTCACATCGCTTTATTGGCAAGACCTTCGCTGTCCACAGTCCAGCGATACCGGGCCGGTACGCAGTTTCTTTCGTGGCATTGAGCTGGCTTACAGAAATCGCATCAGTTGTGTGGATGGTGGTTCCGCTGGCCTCGCCGTCAATTGTAATTGCGATAGCGGGCAAATGCGATGCACATAGTGACAGGTGGTTACTGGTATCGGTCTGTGATTTGAGGGTAGAATCGGGCAAATCTTGGGGAGGATTTCGAGGGTAGTCATGGCCGAAGTCCCAACAATTAAGAACAAAGAAAGTCCTGACGGTGGCACCTACGCTGTAATAACCCCGGACGTACTCGGCTACAACCCTCAAGCATTTGTGGTTGCGCCAGAACCGGAGTTCAGCTTGAGCAGCTCGGATCTCGGTGTCGATATTCAAAACTCTGCGGTTGCGGCGTTCAATAAGATAGCGGTCGCTGCCGGCCCTCTCATTGGTTGCCCACCGGTACGAGATTTTGCACTGCCGAGCTTTTCTGCCAGCCCTGTTGCCCTGCCAACGCCGCCAACCGCGCCTAATCTGGAAGCGTTGCCACCGTTGTCAGACATTACGCCACCGGTGTTTACCGGCTTGGGGTATCAGCCGCAGCAGTTTGATGGCGTTGCACCGGCCACACCATCCTTCCCGGTATCACCCGACGCGCCAGCGCTGAATGAAATTACTGCGTTTGCGCTGGACGATACGCCGATCCTGGGTGGCAACGATCCCAACATCATATTTCCAACGCCGCCCGAGGATTTCAGCGGCATCATCCCGGCCAACCCATTGCTGGCCGATCCTCTGGTGCCGGCGACCCCGGACGATACGCTGCCACAGGCACCGGCGCTCGAGACAATCGTGCTGCCAACGGCACCGAATATCTTTATCCCATCTTTTCTGGCAACGCTGGCTGATGGGCCAATTGCGCCTACCGACACGTTTAGCTACAACGATGTGCCGTACACCGCTACCTTGCTGACGGATCTTGAGGACAAGCTAGAGTTCTTCTTGTCTGATACCGCGCTCGGCCTTGAGGCTGATATCTGGCAGGCCATTTGGGAACGCGCTACTGAGCGTGAGGACTTTCTGGCAATCAAGGCGCGGGATGAAAGCAGCATTGAGTTTGCCGCTCGCGGATTCTCGCTGCCACCTGGCGCACAGGTCGCCCGCGATCAGGAAATCATTCAGGGCAACCGGGATATGTCGGCCAGCCTTAGCCGCGAGCAGGCAATTGAGGAAGCACGGCTTGAGGTTGAGCAAGTTCGCTTCGGCATCACCAGCACCATCGAGCTGCAGATAGCCCTGATTCGCAACCATAGCGACATTCAGGCCCGCGCACTGGACGTTGCCCGCCTCACCGTGGAGCTGCCGCAAGCGTTGTTCCGGGCGCAAATTGACGCACACAACGCTGAAATAGCGGCCTACCGGGTCGAGGTTGAGATATTCAATGTGCTGCTGCAGGCCGAGATCACCAAGATCGACATATTCAAGACGGAGATCGAGGCGCAAGGGCTGATCAATCAGATCAACGCAACGAAAATCGCTAATTACCGGGCGCAGATTGATGCCGTGATTGCCACTTTCGATCTATACAAGGCGCAGCTTGAGACTGGCCGCTTTGTGTTGGATCAGAACCGCATTAAGCTGGAAGAATTTCAGGCGCTTATCGCAGCTTTCGAGGCCGAGTCCAGAGTGCTGGTAGCCAATGCCAATATCTATGAATCAAAGGTCATGGCTGAGCGGATCAAGGTTGACGTTAGAAAAACCGAAGTCGATGCTTTCTCGGCCCAGGTTGGCGCGTTTGCCGCAGTCCACGATGCCAAAGGCAACAGCAAACGACAGGAAATCGACGTTGAGCGTTTCAAGATCGAGAGTTTCACCGCCGAGATATCTGCCGTGCAGTCACAGATCACAGCGCTGACTGCCGAGCTGACTGCTGACGTTGAAGTATTCAATTCGTTCATCGCTAAATTTAGCGCTGAGACTGATGCGGAGGCCCGCCGGGTTACGGCAGACACCGGCATATTCGGCAGCGAGATCGAGGCTTTCAGTGCTACCTCACGCCGCGACACTGATCTGGCGACCGCCACTGCTGCGAGGTCGCAGGCCACAGCGAGCCTGTTCACCGCCGAGGTCACAGCCTTTGGTGCCGAAGCACTGGCAAACACAGCGGTCTTTGAGGCCGAGGTCGGTCGCTATGGTCAGGATATTGGCGGCTACGGTGCGCGAGTGACTCGGGATCTTGGTGAGGCAAGAATATGTGCCGACCAGCTCACGGCGCAGTTACAATTGTTGCAGGAACAGATTATTGCCGAGGCCAGAATTGCCGGTCAGATCGCGGCAGCTCAAATCTCGCAATTCTCCAGAAGCGTCGTGACTTCACATTCCAGCTCTAGTTCACAAAACACCAGCACGACTGGAATTACCAACTCTGGCGGGCAGGCGGTTGATAACTTCAACTATGCCTGTGACTGCCCCGCTGCTTAGAGGTAGTCTTTATGGCTAATGACAACCTACAGAATTTAACCCCGGAAGAATGGGCCTTACTTGAAGATGAGCTTCGGGTAGTAGCTGGCCCGCCCTTGACCGAAGAACAGCTTGCGCCAAGGCCGCCGCCTGATATACCGGGACCACCGACCGTACAGGACGCCGCGCGTAGCAAGCAAGTTCGCGTAGACACTGCGCGGCAAATGCTCGGTGAACTTGACGGTAGCGAAACACCTGAGTTCTTGGCAAAACTGAAATTAGAGGCCGGCTTTGCTTCTGAAAATGCCAGCGCACCGGCCAATGATGCGTCTGGTTTTACCCCTGTCTCACGGACTCCCTCGCCAGATGGGTTCGCCCTGCCCGAGCGTGGTGGTGGTGTGCCTACGATGGCTGACGTAGAACGTGCAGCCAGAGGCTTGACAGCCGGGCAGCCCGACCCCGAGGCAGAGTTTTTTGATATTCCGCAAGATCCTCAGTTTGACAACCCACTTATGGATGCGCCACCTGTTGTTGGAGATATGCCAATCAGCGGTGGCGGGCCAATGGAATATCTGCGTGACTTCGGGCGTGAGGCGGGCGAACAATTCAGTCAGTTTGGCACTGATGTTGACCGTGGCTTGACCTCTCTTTTCCCAAATCTTACAGAGGAAATGGCGGTTACTAATGACGCGGTGCCGGCTGCCTTTGAAGGCTACGCTGATGCTGACGCTGCCGGGCGCGGGCAAATGATTGGCGAAGGTTTTATTGAAACGACCAGTGGCGCTGGCAGGGAACTGATGGCGCTTGGTAATGACACGTTTGGCCGACTGAATCCTTTGGTTGAAGGTGCCGCTGGCATCTACACCGGAATTTTTGGTGGTGGTGGCGGCAATCAGGCAAACGCGGCCGACGAAATAACCACAAACATTCCACCAACACCGGTGGCCGAGGAAGATCCACCGGGCAATGAGGACGTTGACGATCAGGGCAACCTGAGCAGGGCCGATGCCTCTCAGAAAGCCGCCGAGGATAATGTGGGCAAGGGCGGCGGCAAGGGCGAAGAACCCACTTCATTCAGCTATATTAGCGACGAGAACGGGGTGCAATCAGGGCCAACTACCTTTGAGGAAACGCCAACCGGCATACATATCAACAACCCCGAGCTAGAAGGGCCGCCACTCGGCGGCATGGAAATCATTCGTGGCCTCAACCGCTCGTTCCAGCCCTTCAACGAGCAGGGCCGTGTTGATCCGGACTCTGGCGAGATCCCGTTTGGCGATGATGCTTTTGAACGCATGAGAAATTCCGGTTTGAGCGCCGACCAGGCTATTGATTTGACAGGTGAGCAGGCTACGGCACAGCTCGCCGCTAATAATGCAGTGACGCAGATCAACTTACCGCAAGACGATGGCACTACGCTGATGGGGCTCAGGATTGTCGATCCGGAAGCGGATGGCGGTATTCGCATTGTGCCAACCGATGTGCTGGTGCCGCTGACAGAAACAATGGCGATTGCCTCGGAGTCGTATGCCTCACCTGATGGTTTGGGCGGGCTGATTGAGCTTGATCGTCCGGTCTTTCTTAGGGACTCACCTGATGGCAGCGGAATTACGCGCATACAGGTGACGCCGGGCAACGCTGGCGCATCGGCATTGCTGCTGAATGAAAAAAACCACGGCCCGTTTGCTGACTTTATGGAACAGGTGGCCGCTGGCGGCATAACGGATCCGGAAGCACAATTCAATGAGGCGCTGCTACTGTTGCAGGAATTTGTTGATAACGCAGAGCGATAAGCATGGCAACATCAGAGGATATTCTCCTTGAGTTGTTGGAAGAACAGCGCCGTAAGGAAGCCGCGGCTAAGGAAGCCAAGGCTGCCGCCACGCTGCAGGCACCGCCCGATGTAATCAGGACGGAACGGACCCCGATTCGCACTGAACCATTGCTCTCGTCGTTGCGCCTGGCGGCACCACCAACCTCGGCGCAACCAGCTCGGGCCGCACCGCAAGCAGTTCCCACAGGACCGACAAGGCTCACTGACGATCAGCGGCAGGATGCGATTGCGCGCGTTGAGCGTAGAGGCGCTATCAGGGCAGAGGATCGTGAGCTTGCGGTGCGTAGTGCGGAAGCGGGCCGACCGCGATCTTTGCTCGGAGCATTTACTGGCGGCATCGGTGGCGTGGTTGGTGGCATACCAGAGGGCATCGAGGGGCTTGTCACTGCACCCTTTGAGGCAGCTTTCGGGGATCTCGATACACCGCCAGAAGATCGGCCGGGTCGCAGGCTTGGCGAATACATACGTCGCGGCTTCCAAGGCCCGGTCAACCCCAAATACGCCGAGGATTTCAGCACTCACCTGTCACAAGGCGCTGGCTCACTGGTGGGCTTCTTTGCCGGTTCTCTGGTTGGTCGTGCCGCTGGCCTCTATACCGGGGCCAAGGCGGCTAGTGGCTTGGGCGTTAGTGAATCGGTGGCAGCAACAATGGCGGCCCGCTCTGGTGTTCAGGCTGGTCGTGTAACTGCCGGCATCATTGGTTCGCTGACCGTAGGTGCTGACTCCATCAGGGACGCTGAGCGCAACCAGGCCGATGCGGGCGAGCGCTTCGGTGCCTTTGTCGGCGGCTTGGGTTTAGGTGCCACTGAAATGCTGACCTTTGGCGCGATCCTGAATCGACTCGACAAGGGCAGTGGTGGTTTCGTCAACCGCTGGATACAGAAATCCTTTGCCGGCAACGTGGCTGTGCAGGGTCTTTCCGGTGCGCTTGAGGAAGGTATTCAGGAGTTCGTACAGAACGCCGGCACCAATGCGATTGCCAAAGCGCTGTTCGATGCTGACCGCCAGATCATTGACGCTGGTGTGATTGAAGGATCTGAGATCGGCGGCATCCTCGGCTTCACACTGAGCGCACTGGTCACGGCTCTTGGTGGCCGCCATGCAGCTCGCAGTATCGGTGGACTGGATATGCCACCGAGCGGGCCGGCTGAAAAATCGGAGGCGGTAGTCAGTGGTAAGCCGGTACGACCGGACGAAGAAGCGGTTTCGCTGGACTCCGTGAGCGGCGCTGAGAGCGTCCCTGCCGAGCCTTTGACCCCGGAGCAGCAGGCACAGCTAGACCTTGAGACAGAGGCGCAGGCCACAGCAGCGTCCAACGCACCGGCAGCCTTGACCCAACGCAGGGACTCACTGCAAGCCTCGCTAGAGCAGATCACAGATCCTACCGCCCGAGTTGCGGTACAAGCCGAGCTGCGGCGCGTAGAAGCTGAGATCGTTGGCAAGAAGCCCACCAGGCGCACCCGTAAAGAGAACGCAATACTGGCGCGTACCCCACTGCTGGACGATAGCGCCGATATCGTGATCAGGAAGCTCGGCGGGCTGGATACCGAGATCGAGAGTGATTTCTCGGGCCGCCTGAAAGGCACAGATTTGGCGGGCCGCAAGAATATCCTTGGCATCCAAGTGGCCGACATTGAGCGCCCCGGATCAGGGGTAACGCTGGATCAGGTAGCCGAAACATTCCATGAACTCGGTTTTATCCCTGAGAACGATTCGCAGCTTGCCGCTGCAATCATCGAGCGCATCGAGGCCGGCGAGGTTGTTCGCAACCCGCGCAGCGCCGCCACTGAGGGTGAGCTTGAGGCCGAGGCCAAACAGCATGAGCTGGATCTCGCTGAACAGGCCGCCGATCAGAGCGAGACAGGCGAGCCGCAGTCCATCGAACAACTGACCACACGCCTTGGCGAGCTGGACGAGGATCTAGCCGAGAACATTTCTAAGAAAGACCTGTCGGACGATGCGCGAGTAGCGCTCCTGCAGGACAACATTCAACGACTTGAAGGAGAGCAAGGTGTCGAACAAGGAACTGAACCAGAAACCGGAGATCAGTCCACTGGACTGGCTGAAACAGAACGCGAGCCTCTCGGCACGGAGCCAGAGGCCGACACCACTGGTACAGAATCCGGTGAGCTTGAATCCGGCGCAGGACAGGAACCCGGCACCGGTGAGCCTGCCAGCACCGAAACAGGGGTAGAAGTATTCCCCGAGGCTGGCTCGGAGGGTGTAGATGGCGTTGCCGATGATGGCCTAGAGGAATACCGCGCTAAGGCGACCGAGGACTTTGCCCGCGAGGGTGTATCAGACCGAGATCGCACCGTGAAGGTTGCCGCTTTACGTGCGAACGTGAGCGACGAAGCTGCCGACGCTTACGACAGCACCTATCAGGGGTTGGTTGATAAGGCAGTTGCGGATCGCCTAGAAGCGCCCGCCGAGGGGGCCGAAACTGAGGCTGATGCTGCACTGCAGCAAGGGGAAGAAGATGCAGGAACAGGGGAGGGCGGCGAAGCGGCGGAAGGCGCGGGAGCTGAAACAGGCGTTGAAGGAGCAGAGGGCGAGGGAGCTGAAACAGGCGCAGGCACCGAAACCACCACCAGCCCCGGTGAGGGCGAGGCCGATACCGACACGGATAGGGATGGCGGTACACCGGTCGCTGGTGAAACGGTAGAAACTGAATCTGTTGTCGAGCCCGTTCCTTTGTCGGAGCTGTTTGAGTTTGCCGAGCAGGCGATTGAAGCCGAGACAAATATCCGACCAGATCAGCGGGCAGCCACAGTACGAGCGTTGAAGGCAGCGCGTGAAGGCGATACGAGCAAACTTACCGAGTTATTTCTTCTCGATAAATCGCAAGTCCTCGACTTTGATCAATTCGAGACATTTGCTGATTTCGCCGCTGACCAAAAGGAATCGCAGCAGTTCGCAATCGACAAAGTTAGCGCCGATATTCAGAGCAGGCTGCAGTCATTAGATAAGGTCACTGACACCGAAGAAATACGGGTATTACTCCGACGCGGAACAGTTGGTAGTCCACCGAGTACGGGCCAGTTGGGTGGTCAAGAACACGGCAAGATTTACCAGTTTCCAGAGCTGTCGAATACCTTATTTGAGAAATTAAAAAGCAAGGGTGGCAAAGAAAAAATTCAAGGCGAATTGGGCCTGCTTGCCAAACTGTACGACAAGGCTGGTTTGATTGAAGAAGCCGAGCGTTATCGTCAACGCATCGGCAAAATGACCAAGGCCGATGTGCAGAAATTACGTGCTGCCCAGGTAAAGACAGATCGCGCCAGCGTTAAAAGTGCCATCGCTGCAGACATAGGCGCAACCTTGGGAGAGTCTCAGGACGTACAGGACAAGAACGAAAAAGAAGATATCGCCAAGGCGGTCTTTATTGCCAGCACTGACACACGCAAATCAATCTTAAATTCTCCTGCAAAGGTTCAGAAATTAGCTGGACTTTCTCAGGAAGATTTTGCTATCAAAGCGCGGGATCTGATTGACGAGTGGCTGCTCTCGGAGAAAGAAAAAGCCGGTGACGCTGGCGACTCTATACGCATGAGTGGATTGGAAACGGTAGCGGCCGAGGGGTTCTTCGACGGACTGTTCTTTGCATCGTTGCGCGTTGAGGTTGAAAAGCGCGAAAGCAGCGATAAAAAGGACAAAAAGGACACCAAAAAAGCAGAGACAAAGCGCGGCGAAAAGTTTGGTACTACCGGTGTTCGCTTACGCCGCTGGTGGGAGCAAAAAACCGAGCAGGCCAAAGATGCCGATAGCAGTAATGCGGAACGCTTTTCAAAGGATCTAACCTCGGCCACACAACGCGCCGAGCTGTTTCCGGTTGAGCGCTTAGCGAAGGGTGGCACTCCCGGCCTGAAACGCTACTTTGAATATCTCCGGTCTTTTATCACGCCGTTCAAGGAACGACAGCAAATTTTGGGAGATCACTTTAGTAGCTGGAACTCGTTTGACGAGAACATATCCAACATCATCACCGATGAGAATAAGGTCAAAAGAACCCGAGAAGAAGCGGTCGAGTACATTGCAACCGTCACTGACTTTGCCAAGATATTTGAAGGCGCGAAAACCATTGGCGAGGCATCCGATCTAATGGTGCGAGCGCTTGGTACGTCTGAGGAACGCACTGCGCTTGGCGACCGCATGTACAAGCTCGGCAGAAAGTCCCGCTATATCCATCGACAAACCGCGCAGACCGACTTCCATCGTACTGCTACGTTCCAAGTCACGCGCATGGTCGAGGAAGAAGATAAGCCCGACACCGAGGTTAAAGGCACCAGAGCGACCGCAATACGGCGCGAGCGTTTCGCGGTTGAGGATATGGTGCGCGAGGGTATGCCTGATGTTCGCAAGGGCAAAGACGTTGATCCGAAGCAGATACGAGACACCTTCAATTTCGGCTGGATGGGTGGCAAGGCCGATCCGATAACGATTGGTGACAACGTAACAGTCCCGCAGCAGCGGGCTCATGCCAATTCGTCTTTTGAAGCGTTTCACGATCTCGCGGCAGTCTTAAAAATACCGGTCAACGCTATCGGCCACGGCGAGCGACTTTATTACAGCATCGGTGCGCTCGGCAGGGGCGGCCGGCACTCCGCGCACTTCGATCCGGGGCAGCCGGCTCCATTTGGCGGTGGCATTGTTGAGGCGATCAACCTGACCAACACCAACGGCAATGGCAGTGTTGCCCACGAATGGGCTCATTCGCTGGATCACTACCTGACGAGAACAGAGGAAGGTCGGAGGTTTATCCACGAACTGAAAATACAGCTCGAAAACAACTTCGACATTGATCAGATAGACGGTCATATCGGCCGCACGGTAGACAGCTTGCTCGATGGCATTTCCTATTACCCAGGCAGCAAGCGAAAGGGTGGCAAGTTCAACGCCGAGCTGTTCTTGGATAGAACAATCAGAGAAATGGAGCGCGGTTTCGGCACCCACCACCTACACAAAACTAAATTTTCTGTCGAGGCTAAACGCTCTGGCAACGGTGATTACTGGAATGACCCAAAGGAACTGCTGGCCCGAGCATTTGAGTCATGGGTTTACGATGAAATTGAAGCGGAGGGCGGCGCATCTGAATATCTGGTCAATGATTGGGTGTCAGATGGCAAGGTTAAAAATCCACCATACCGCTTCACGCCATATCCCACCGACAACGAAAGATCACATTTTGCAAAACTCTTTGAGATTTTACGCGATTCATTGGTGGTCGATAAAGATGGTGCGATAACTCTCAAGGACGGTAGCGCCGAGAGAGTGAAAGAGTACCGCCTCGCCATCGTCAAGCGCCTGAAAGAAATGCGCGAGGATATGGATGGCTACATCGAACAACGAAAACTCGAAAATGAAGATAAGAAACGAGCGGCAGAACTTGAGGCTAGGCGCAAGCGTGACGAAGAAGCGGCTGCTACTGCAGCGTCCATTGAGGAAGCGTTGGGCGGTGACACCACCGACCTTGCTGACATTAAGATGGATCAGATCCATAACCTGTCCGAAGAAGAACTGGACGAGTTGCTCGACATTATTGACGCGCAGGCAGACGAAGAAGAAGCCGACCCTCGATGGGAGGATGATCACGCCGGCGACCGACCTGACCAGCAGGATATTAGCGAGGACATAACCGGTACGCCTGATCCAATTCTTGTTGGCACTGAAAAGCTGATTAAGCGCCTGCAGCAAGTTTTCAATCGCAACGAATCACTGGATAACCCATCGTTCTTCAAGCTGGCCGATGAAGCATTTGGCGGCAGTCGCGGCGAAGGCGTCTATACCACCAAAGACGCTTACGACGCGATGGAGCTGGCGGTCAACACCAATATGCGAACGCTGTTTGAACAAGCAGACGTTAAGTATGCAGACGCCGCCGACTGGATCCCCTTCCTCAATGACTTCACGGCCAAGCTGCCAACGCAGACCAACCGTTCCGAGGAACAGATCAAGCTGCAGCAGTTCTCGACACCACCACCGTTGGCGTACATGGCCGGGTTTGTTGCAAACATTACCGCAAGCGATACGGTGTTGGAGCCCTCGGCAGGGACCGGCTCACTGGTAGTGCAGGCACAGTCCCAAGGTGCCACCGTCATAGCGAATGAGCTGAATCTGCGACGTAACACTCTGTTGCAAACGCTCGGCGTGAGAACGCTTTCTGTGGACGGTGAATTTATCAACTCACACATGAAGGGCGATGATCGTCCCTCGGTGGTGCTGATGAATCCGCCGTTCTCGGCGTCACCAAGGGGCGCAAAGAACAAGACCAAACGCGGTGCCAATCACGTTGAAAACGCGCTAAAAGCATTGCGTCCGGGTGGCCGGCTCGTTGCCATTGTTGGCAAGGGTATGCAACGCGGCAAGCCTACTTTCAAAAAGTGGTGGAACAAGATTGACAGCGAGTACAACGTGCGGGCCGCCGTGCGCTTGGCTGGCAAGGAGTACCGAAAGTTTGGCACGACCTTTGATGTGGTCGTTCTCGTTATCGACAAGCCAAGCGACTCAGATCCCAAAACAACAGTCAAGAAGAATATCAAGACAAATAGCGTAGATACGGTTGCCGATCTGATACCATTATTCGAGGAAATCCGTGATGGCAGACTTCAACTCAACGAACCAACACCGAGTCAACAAGCTCTCGAAAGCGGCCCTGCAGAAGATGGGGGTTCAGGTGGAGCCGGCACAGGTACACCTGCTGCAACTGATGGAGGCGATTCTGGAGGGGGGCAACAGCGGCCTGGTGGACAGGAATCAGGTGGCGAAGCTGCAGGACAAGGTGGATCTACTGAACTTGGCGGAACCGGAACAGGCGATGGCGTGGATGGGACTGACCGGCCCGGAACAGACGATCAGCGCGCCGACACTGGCACGGATCAAGGATCCGATACAGAGGGGACAAGTCCTGATACAGACACTCCACCTGCAGACAGCGGCCCAGGACGAGACATATCCGTAGGAGATCTGGCGACTGAGGTTGCCAAAGATGGTGTTGTCATGCTGGACGAAACCCTTAAAGGTTTGGTCAAGTTATTCGGCGGCAACAGCGCTAAATCATTCCCCGCTGGCTTCGATGAAGAAGCATGGAAAGAAGGCCGCGAGCATTTTCATCTGGCGGTAGAAGCCTACGAGCGGATCGGCCTGAACGTGCGGGAAATGTATCGACGCATGAAGAAGGTCTTTGGATCCTCTACCAAGCCTTATTTTTATCAATACTTCCGCGAGCGCAAAGAGGCCGACAACAATCAGCCGCAAGCACCAGAGACTCCTATTGATGCCAATACCGCCGATGGCATGGTCAACAGCCCAACCAAGGAAGAACCCAAGAAGAAGAAACTGACAGACGATCAGTACGAGGTTTGGGGTTCCACCAATACGCTACCCAACGCGAAACCGCATCCTGCAGAAATTGTTGAATCGGCCTCGATGGCGGTGCTTGATCTGCCGCAAACCGATTACCGCCCCACCGGCATGGACAAGCTGATTGAAGAAGGCGTTATATCCGATGTGCAGCTTGAGCCGATCATTCACGCCGGCGATGCTCACAGACAGATGATGCCGGCAGAGGAACGCGATGACCCTGAGATACGCCGTGGCATTTTGATTGGCGATGGAACTGGTTTGGGTAAGACCCGCGAGCTGCTTGGCATCATTCTCGACAACATGAACCAGGGCAGAAAAAAAGCAATCTACATCACCAAAAACCAAGGCTTGATCGAGAAGATGCTCTCCGATATGTCGGTCATGGAAATGGACAAGAAGTTATTGCTTCGCGGTAAAGATTTTAAGGTGCAAAGCGCCATTCAGGCTACCGAGGGAATACTGGCAACCTCGTACAACACCATCGGTAATTCTCTGCTTGATACCGAACGTGGTGGCACAACAGAGTTTAATAAAGGCAGGGAAGTTATTGAGGTCGCAACCGGCAAGCGCGGTGTGATTACGTCGCCACCGTCAGCAAAGAAAACTACGGTTAATGTGAAATTTAAGGGTCAGTCGAAAGTTGGTACATTCTCGCAGCAAGAGCTGCGGCCCATCGGCATAAAGACCGAGGACCGAACCAAAAACGAACAGCTCATAGAATGGGTTGGCCGTGACTTCGATGGCGTCCTGATATTTGACGAGGCGCATCTGATGGGTAGTTCCATACAGGTGCAAACCGGGCGCGGCATAAAGAAAATGAGTGGCATGGCTCGCGCCGGTATGGATCTGGCAGCACAGTTGCCAAACGCTCGCGTTGTGTATGCAACAGCCACGGTCGCCAGCGAGGTCAGCCAACTCGCCTATCTTGATCGCCTCGGTTTATGGGGTCGTGGCACACCCTACGCAGACAAAGCGGCGTTCATTGACGATTACCTGCTCGACGGTCTTTCCGGTATGGAACAGCTCGCCCGCGATATGAAGCAACTCGGTATTGGGCTGGCACGAAAGATCAGCTACAAAGGCGTGACCAACGAGCGGTTGACACATCAAATCAGTGACGAACAAACAGAAATCTACGATGAGATCGTTCTCGCGTGGCAGACCATCTTAAATAATTTTGAAAAAGCATCCTCAGAAGAAATAACGGGCGCAGTCAATAGCAGAAACGCGCAAAACAATATAAGCAGAGCTATTTGGGGCTTTCAGCAACGCTTTTTCAAAAACATTTTACTGACATTGAAGATGCCAACCGTGTTGGCACACGCTGACGAAAAGCTGGCGAAGGGCGAGGCTGTTGTTATCCAGCTCGCGCTTACCGATGCCGCGCCGCAAGGAAAGGCGCTTGAAGCAGGTATAGCGGCTGGCCTCGATTTTGTTGACATAGACCTGTCGCAAAAGCAGCAACTCATTAGCCTGGTTAAGAGGTTCTTCCCGGTACAGCAATACACGGAAGCGCAGGACGAGAACGGCGATCCGATTTGGGTGGCGGTCACTCACCTTGACGAGAATGGAGTCTCACAACCCACTGAAAATCCGGAAGCGGTGAGGATGAGGGATCAGCTCGTCCAGAATTTGCGAGACATTCGCATACCGAGTGGTGCGCTGGATATGTTCATCCAGCACTTCGGTCACGAAAACGTGGCTGAGTTTAGCGGTCGCACCAAACAGCTCATTATCAACGACAAAGGCGAACAGGAGTACATCAAAAAACCTGCCAATCAGGTTGAATTAGATTCCTTCCAAGACGATCTAAAACAGATCCTTATTTTCTCTCCTTCGGGCAATACAGGCATGGACGCACATGCCGACCTGATGCGGAAGAACCAGCGCAAACGCAATCATTACGTTTTCGATCCTGGGTGGGAAGCCAAGCAAGCAATGCAGGGCATCGGACGCGACCATCGCTCCAACCAGAAGCAACCACCGCACGTTGTTATGACTGAATCCAACGTGAAAGCAGAAGGGCGCTTTATGTCCTCGATTGCCAAGCGTCTAGCCAATCTCGGCTCGCTATCGTCGGGCTCGCGTGAGACTGGCGGCGGCGGGCTGTTTAAGGCCGAGGACAACCTTGAGACAGAGTACGGCGAGGCGGCTATCAGAGATTTCTTCCGCGCCATATTGGCTGGCCGTATGCCGCAAATTAGCGAGGCTGATCTTGAGCGGGAAATGGGCCTCAAGGATCTCACCGATGATGATGGCAACATTATCGACAGTAAGCTGCCGGTCGTAAGTAAGTTTATGAACCGACTGCTGGCGACCACGATCAAGCGTCAGAACTATTATTTTGATCGTTTCTTTGAAATGTTGACTGCTAATGTTGAGGCAGCCATTGCCGATGGCTCGTATGACGCCGGCCTGCAGAACCTTGTTGCAGAATCGTTGGAGGTCGTACATGAGGAAGTGGTTTACACCGACGAGAGAACGGGCGCTGAAACCAAATACATAAAGGTCGAGCTGACCAACCCGGTTCGCTATAACAGCTTCAAACAAACGATTGAAACGGGCATCCAGATCGACCGCACCTTGTTTTTCTTCGCAAGAAATATAGGAAGTGGCAGAGTTTACGCAATGTTTGAAGCCCCGGATTTACAGGAAGCCAAGACCGGCAACATCAAACGTCGTTATCGTCGTGAAGGCATCGAGGGAATGTTCGGCAGCCTCGTTAAACAGGACGATGTAAGAACCGAGGATGCAAAGTGGGGGCGCAAGGCCAATTACGAGAAACTTGAGGTAGACGAGGCGAAGAAATTATGGACGGAACAGATTGAGGATGCCGACCTAACTCGCACCG